CTGTCTGGAGTTTGAATAATTAGCAAATCCCGAGAAGCCTTGTAAATACTGGGCTCCCGGGATTTTTTATGCCTCCGTGATGTTAACGTGATGTTAAAACTCTTATTTTCCAGATATTCCATATATTCTTTCATACTTCGGAACGGTGGTTTCGACAATAAATGCATCAAGATCTTTCAGACTGCCGTTCTGAAGTTCACACGATGAAATGGCATCTGAGAACATGGCCAGAAGAAAATCGCGCAGATCTTCCGCTGGCTTAAATGTGGATATAATCTTTACAATCGTGTCTCCGAAAGCGATCCAGTCAAGGTATGTTTCGAGCTTATATCCATAGATCGAGTCCCTTGCTATATCGACACCGTATTTCTGAAAGATGGACTGATTATTTTTTCGGATATGTTCATTGCCGTGCGCTTCAGCCGCAGCCAGT